GTTCTTCAGTTGTTTCCGTTGGTTCCTCTTCAGGACGCTCATCAAGTAATTGTGCTCGTGACATAATGTAAACTTACCCCGCCTATTATTATTAAGGTTATGGAGGATTAAAATGGGAGATGCCCTAAGACTAGGATTCCCGACTAGATCGTCCAGCGTTCTCGTGTTCACGTACCCACTTCATGTGTCTGCCGGGAAAATCCCCAGAAGACCCTTCAAGTACGTGTTGAGTTGCTGATACGATTTTTGTAGCGTTGGCTCCACATCCGCACCTACTGGATGTAGTGTTGCCGTCTACAAATTCTTCAAAGATATGTCCGTTTGTACAGCGAAAATCAAATACTTTAATCATCGCTTTTTGTCAACTCGTCGTAGTTATTGTTAGTAGTAGTTTCAAAGTTAACTAAATAAGCAAGTACGTTTAGTTGTCCTTTTCGTACATACAAATCGTTCTCATCTTTAGTTGCTTCTACGCTGTTAATTACAAAAGCGTTTTGTTGTAGTTCTTCGATTAACTGTTTCCAACCATCGGTTCTAAACAGGTCAAAGTACGTGTTATAATATTGTTCTGTTTCTTGATCTATTGAGGCCATGTGGTTATCTCTATAACTCCTATTATACCATATTTTAGGTCTGTTGTCAAGACCTTTTTTTGGCAGTTTTATGCATCGTTATTTACCCTTTGGCTTTTTCTTCTTTTTACCTGTGTTATACATTAGCTTTCTCCTTTGCTTTTTTAGACAAATCCTTGTAGTGAAACAGTTTTACAGAGGTCTTGCCGTGGGTTTTGCCTGTGTGGAGCGAGCCATCAGGCATTTTGTGTGTGTTCCCTGACCACAGGGTTCCGTCACGCTTGTAGTGCTTTACGCCTTTAGCCATATTAATTTACCGTATGTACCTTAGTTATAGAGTTTACCCATGCCGTAGGTATAACCAGTTCTGCGTCTCCTTCTGTTACTTTTCCGTCTTCTATTAACACATGAGGACAAATAATTAACTTGTATTCATCGTTGTGCAGAAGAGTACCAACAGAAATTGCAGTAGCTGGTTCAAGAGATTGTAACTCTTTTATATCTCTCCAGCCCACGTTTGCTCCTCCTTGAGCGTCTTTCCAAACAACACAGTAAATATCTACCATTTTACTTTGTTTGCCCAATAAGCCGCCGAGCATTTGCCTTTGGCTATGTTTTTAGCGTGACGAGCCTTAAAGGACTTACGCCTTGCCTTCTCCTTAGCAGTCTTAGGACTCTTTCCAGCACCACTGACTCCTTGTTGTCCAAATCGTATGGTCTTTACTTTACCGTCTTCACACTTAGCCACCACAACGTGTGACTTCGTGGGGTGATTAGGAGTCCTCTTTGGCTTGTTGTACCCGCTTACTCCCGCTCTTGCTAGTCTTGGGTCTTTCTTGCTCATTGACCTTGGCCTCCAACTGGTCCAATTTGACTTGGAGTTGTTCTATCTTGTTGAACTGGTCTTGGAATGCGTTGTTGATCTGGTCTAGGAATTTGGTCATTTCCACTTGTGTCATTAGCACGGGGTGTTGCTCCTCTAGATGCTTGGTTGTTTAGGTTTTTCTCTTTTAACGCCACTTCAGCAATCTTCAGCCTACGCTCAAACTCTTTGTCGTCGGCGTCACCTTCTCTGAGGTTTCGTGTGATTGCCTCAATCTTATCAATCTCAAGCTCCTGTGGCGCAAGCTGTGAATCAACAGCGTACTTAGTAGCTCTAGCCTGAGACTCTGCGGCCTGACCCTGTAGAGCGGCAGTCTGCGCTTGCTGGAACTCAAGCTGTGATTGTTGAGCCATCTGTGCCATCTGCTGTGCTTGAGGATCAGGTTGTGCCGCTTGTTGCATTGCCGCAATAAGCTCCTCACGGTTACTGAGGTTCATGTTGTCAATGATGCTCTGGATTAGCACAGGGTACAGTGGGCTGTCTTGCTTCATCGTCTGCAAGAGTTGCACCAACTGTGTAACCTCGTACTCACGAGCGATGATACCCAGAGTACTCGTAGCGTTGAACTTGTAGTCAGCTACGGGGTAGTTCTCAGGGTCAAACTGCATGTACCGGTGTGCGGCTTTAGTTACAAACGGCAGTAGGAAAGACTGCTGGAAGTTTATAAGAGTGCGCTTATGCCGCTTAATAATAGCACCAAGAGACATACTAATGCCAGCGGCAGTAGCTTCACCATTGACTTGTCCCGCAATGCCAGCGGAATCCACGGCTCCAGTTGCTTGTTGCACCATCTGTTGAAGGCTAGCGGCTTGTGCAAAAGTGATTTGCCCCACTTGACCAAAGTTGAAAGGTTGAAGTACTTCACGGGGATCTCCATTAGTTAGTATCATCTTGCCGGGGCGAACTTCTGGTCTAGCGCCTCTAGGCAATCTAGTTGCGTCAATCGCCAGCATAGGATGAATAGTGAGTGACAGGGCGTCAATACGTGCGCGTAGCTCTGTGTCTAGAGCCTTCTGGCTGTTGTAGCCCTTCTCGCACACGCCTCTGCCCCAGAACCGTCCGGGTACTACGTCCCAAGGGAACGCAACAATAGGACGGTCTTGCATCATGTAAGGGTTAGCTTCGGCTTTCAAGAGTGTACCGCCGTTAGCGATAACTACGATAGCCTCAACGTACTTTGACTCATCGTCTACGTCTACGTCTTCAGCCTCTAGCAACTCACGAGGCACTAAACCGTAGTACTTCGTCAGACGTACCTTGTCGTCGTTGTAGATCGTTAGGTCTTGGTCAGGCTCTAGGTCGTTGTCAGGGGCCGCAGACTCAATGTAAGCGTCCCTGTACACGCCTTGCTCCTGTAGTAGCTCTACGCTGTGCTTAGACACAAACTCGTCCACAGCGACACCCATAGCGTCCTCAACGGACGTAGCCACAGGATCAATCAGGAAGTTCTGAGGCAACACGGGCTTCAGCTTTACTACAACCCTGTCGGTAATGTTTACACCCACAGCAGTCAACTGTCCGTCCATGATCGGCTGGGTAGCCGGGGCCATTTCTTTGATCTCTTCCAGCGTGATCTCACCGATACCTGTGCCAAACACAGCGGCATTGATGAGGCACTCAGCTACAGCCTTACGTACCTTACAGGCTTCAAAGTCTTCAGCTAGCTTCTTGCGGAGGTACAGGATGTCCTGCTTGTCTTGGTCGTTTGCGTCATCAGAGATGTCAAACCACTTACCTCTGCCAAACGTGGCTTCCTCTAGCTCTGCTACGTTAGACTCTACAGCCTGCTGAAGCGCAGGAGAGATAATTCTAGAACGCTCCGATGCTCTCTCGGAGTCAGCAGGGTCCCATTGACCTCGCCATAGCCTATAGTATTCTTCAAATTTTTCTTCGTAGTTTGACTCATAGTGATCTCTCCAGTTTTCACACTTGGTCATCACCCACTCTTCCAGAGACTCCTCTATCATCAGAGGGTCTGGGCTGTATAGTTCTTCTGCCATCTTATGTTCCTTAAAGTACGGCAACGCAGTACCCTAGTGTAAAAAACACTACAGTACTGATTGCGTATATTCCGTAGGTATTGAAGGGTCTGAAAACTTTCATCTAGTATCCTGCTACTACGTCTAGTATCTCGTGGTCGTCAATCTCAAAGTCGTAACTGTACGCTACCTTAGCTAACTGGTCTATGTACGCCAGTGCGTCAACCAAGTCGTCGTGGGTCAAGGCGTCAGGAAACTGGAAAAGTTGGTCCAAGAACCTACTGTTCCACTCTCCTTTGCTTAGGGTTACGTATCCGTTCTCAAAGCGCCCCTGTAGCGCCCACATTACCCTGTCAGTCTTCTTCTTGTTACCGTGGGTTAACTCTTCTACCCTGAAGAACTGCCCGTAGCGTTTCATCAGGTCCATCAAGGGACTCATGACTGCTTGTTTTGCAATTCCTCGTTCAATACCAACGCTAACGGGTCTGTAGTCTCTAACGGCCTGAAATATCTTGGTGGCAGTCTCGTTAAGCTCCCACCGCCCATGTATAATGTTATCAACGTACCAACCATCAGTACCAACTTTAACGACAGCGATTGCGGTTTCATCTAGTTTAGTGTTCTTCGTCCGTTTCTTGTTTACGTCCTCAAAGCCAGCCAAGTCAACAGCGATGTAGTAGTCTCCGTCTTCTGGTTCTTCTCCGAACTGGATCCAGTCTTCTTTAAACATTTCTGAGCCTCTGGCTTCAAACGAGGCCATGAACTCTTGTCTAAAGGCGTAACTTGACATTGACTTTTTTGCCATGTCAATTTCGTTTGGGTCCAAGATGGGATTATCGTAGCTGGTGAAATGCCAGCCCCTGTAAGTCTCATCGTCACCTAGCTCTGCGTACTTGTACAGTTCGTAAAAGTGGTTCCTGCCCATAGGCGTACCTATGAACAAAGCTGATCCCTTCTGGTCAGCCAGTGCTGGACGGAGTATTTGCTCCCATACGTCAGGCTTCATGTCTGCGTACTCGTCCATCACGAGAAACTTCAAGGACACACCACGCATTGTCTCTGGCCTGTCGGCTCCCTTGAGACTAATCGTGGACCCGTTGACCAGCCTGATCTGCAAGTTATTTATGTGTGATCCTACAATTACAGGGTGTCCTAGCTCCAACAGAGTCTGCCACATGATGTCACGGGCTTGTCCCTGCGTGGGCGCAACGTAAAAAACGTGTCCTTTGTCGGACTGTAGGGCGTTAATAATTAACATCCAAGCGGCTAGGCGAGACTTCCCTGTCCTTCGCCCAGCGGCTACTACCTTGAACCGTGTTGGATCAGAGTAGACCTCTTGTTGCCACGGCAACAGTTGTACGTTTAGGTCTGTCAAGTTTTAGCCTTGGCAAGCCCTCTGCCACATTTGATCGTCAAACGTGTAGCCGTTTTGGAACGGTACGTAAGTTTCACACCACTCGTCAGAACCCGGCTCCATGCCGTCAGTTTCTGCTGGTACAAAGTCACGCTTGGCGTTAGGTTTCAACGGCCTAAAGTGTACGCCACCAGTAGTGTACGTTGTTTTAGCAAAGACGTTGTGGTTTGCTACTACAACAAACTCACCGTTTTCTAGCGTGTACGTAGAGCCGTCGTTGTAGTGAATGACGGTCTGTCCAAAAACAGCAGATGAAAACAGAAAAAGAGAGGCTAAAAGATATTTCATCATTGAGTTGTTTCTCCTGTGAGATTGAGAGATGTTAGTGCTTCGTTAAAGTCTTTAGATCCACCAAAGTGGTAGAATATTTGTGGTATAGACCGCTTCCCTGTCATCGTTTCCACCAAATCCCAACCAGCTTGACCGGGAGGTATCTCAACGTACTTGTACTCCATGTTGAGTTCTTTTAAGGTCTTCTTAGTTCTTCTGCAAGCAGGACACCAATCAGC